CATAATTTATATCGCTTTCGTCGTTTTTTGGATTATTAATAATAGATAAACCAACTATATGTCTATCAGCAGAAGCGAAAGGAGATGTATAAGAAATTTGACAATTATCAATAAAACTATTATTTGTATAAGCTTTTTTATCAAAAGCATTTGTCTCGTTTCCTGAACGTAATAATAATCCATTGTTTTCAACAATAATTTGATTAACTATAAACCAATTCATATATGCATGAGAAAGCAATTTTAATCTTAAATTTGTATTATCTAACTCTATAACTGTAAAATCTAATTCAACTGGATATTCATTTATAATAGATAATATTTTTATATTTGCGCCTAAAGCGGTTGATGAAATTTCTCTATCTATATAAATATATTGATTTTCAAAATCTAAACTGACTATTTTACCATATATAATATTAGCATTTTTTAATTGGTCGGATAATCTTATTACATTTCCAATTTGTAATAATGTAGCTTCTAAACCTGTCGAAAAACCAACTACTTCAGATTCTAATTTTCCAGTTGCTAAATACCATTTGCCTATTCTTTGTGCTTCAGATCTGCTTGTAATTCCAAAACTTAGTATTTCTTTTTCAACAATACCATATTTTCTGATCAAATCTTGATCTTCAGCATAAACTATTTTATCTTTATAGTTATCTGTTTTATCTAAATAAGGAACTTTTGCAACTGAAAAACTAGTATTCAAATCTGAAGATGCGTATGTAAACAAACCATCTTTAACATTTGAATTTGTAAATATATAAACAGGTTTCTGTTTAACATCTGAAGTTAAGCTGAGAAGACCATTTTTAAAATAAAAAATACCTCTAAAAATAGATGATAAATCAGATAAAGTTTTTAAACCTTCAGATTCATTATTAATAAGAACATTACAAGAAAATCTAGGTTCTAGAAAATCATTATATTCAACATGTTTTGCCACGCAATAGCCTTTAGAAACATTTAATGATTTATCAAATATTTTATAATTTAAATGAGTTTTACTAACACTTTCATCTTTACTGGTTGGTAAATTCAAAGACGATCCATCAACCATATATTGTAGAATAAATAATTTAATTTTATCTTCAATATTTTTCGACGGATCACGTTTTACAAAGTTCATTAACTCATTAAATAAATTTCCGCTAAGATCTGTTTCTAAAATTTTTCTAGGACCAAAATCATTACAAAGTCTGATATAAGCTTTACCCCCAGATATTTGCACAGAACAAATAATTTTTTTATAATTAATATTAATATTTTCACCAGAAGAATTTTTTATATCATAAAGATACAATATCGATCCAACTGGATATTTTAATTGTAACTTCTCAAGCGGTTCAGATGTATTGAAACTTATGTTATTATAATATAACTTGCCAGATTCAATATCATTATCGTAATCAAATAAATCTGCTTCAAATTTTGTTTTTGAATTTGTTTTTATTAATTCATCACAAAATTTAGATAATGATAAAAACTGCCATTTATCTAAGTCTGTTTCATTTATATGGCCTTTTGCCATACCATATCTGCTATTAACACATAAATCATAAAAGACCCAAGCTGGATTGTTTGTCCATTTTAGATTTAAATTAAAATTTCCAGACCAATTTCCTATATATTCTCTAATTTCTCCATCATAATTATCAGGTACTCTAATTTTCAACAATTTACAATCATAAGATCTAGTTGGTATATTATTAAAATGTTTAGAACTAATTGTAGTATTAACAGCGCATGAATATGGATAAGTGAAACCGTACGCAAGCATCTCAACCACAGAATCTAATGAAAAAGATCTGAAAATATTTGTTTTCGACAATACTGATTCTTGAATGCTAAAAACAGATAAATTAACTTCAGGAAAAGGTGTATTTAAAAAATCACCATCTGCATGAGAAAAACTTATTTCAAAAGGTAAAACTATTTGTCCACCTTTTGCAACAAATGAGCCATTAAACATTAAATATGCTGATATTCCGGTAGATAGATTTCTAGCTTCTATTACAAAAGCAATTTGTGCTGGTGCAGTGTTATTATCAGAAATTTGATATAAATTATCAATAGAAATAGAAAATTTATAAAAACTTGCATATTTATTTAAAACTTTATGATTAACAACGGGTGCAAAACTTTTGATTTTTATCAGATCATTTAACTCATTTGGAGTTTGTTGATTAGTGTCTGATGATTTAAAAACTTTTATTGAAATATTTGAGTTATTAAGTTGTAATGGATTTCGAACTAAAAGTGGCAAATTTTTACTCATAACAATAGCCGTGGGTATATCATATATACGTAATTTATACTCAAGAAGACTTGAAGCTATATATCTTGTTTTCTTTCTTTCCATTCCTGTGTCAAATATAATACTACTTTGAGCAAAATTAAATAAATTGGTTTGAGGGTCAACTACAGGTGTATTATTAAAATAAATTGAACTACCAACAGGTGTTAAAGCGTTTTCTATTTGTAAATAACCAACAGTTTTTCCATCTGAATTAGAAAAACCTTCGATTGGTCCTTCGCATAATAAATCTAAAGAATTATAAAAAGATTCTGTTTCAATTGGAACAGAAGTATTTTTCTGAACATCTGTCGATAAAAAATCAAAAACCTCTTTATTTAATCCTATGTTCATAATAAAATACTATGGTATTGGAGCTCCAATTTCTTTCGCTACTAATAAAAGAGCTGCACTTGAAGCTTGATTACCAGCATATACATTAAATGATATATCATTACTTATAGTAACAGATCCAATTCGCAATCTACCATAACCTATTGGCACTGGCACGTTTCGCAATGATACGTTTTCATAATTATTAAATAATCTTGATACTGTTTTTATATCAGTAGGAGATTTTGGAGTTAATAATGATGTTATTAACATTTGTATTCCTGTTGAAATAGCTAATAAAACGAAACCAATTAAAATTTCTCCAGATCCTAAAATAACAGGAGTAATTTCGACTTTCGAATTATTTTTTAAAATTGGAGAATTAATATATTCAGGAGATACTATTTTATCATCAACATATACCAAAAAATGTGTAATATATTCATTTATATTTCCCAATGTAGAAACTAGTTTACCTGTATTAGCTTCAATTGCATTAAATATCTCTAAAACAGATGAAGCATTTAATTCCCAATCTGTTTGTATGAAATTTTCAAATATACCATGTAGCTTAACACTAACCATATATCTATTTACACTTTCTTTCTATAAATTCATCAGTATTTATATTATATATTAACATATCAATATTATGGTATTTTTGATGAAGAATGTCTAATTCTGAAAAAAAAGAGTTTGATAAATGACTATGGAATAAATATAAGATAGCATATTCTTGTTTAATTTTTAAATAGTCTTTTGGAGAAATTGCAAAATATTTGCTTTTATCAAAATGCCTATTTTCAACTGGAATAAATTTTAACTCATTATTATTTTCAACAATAAAACCGCAACTTTCTTCAGAAAAATTAGATAAACAATATTTTTTTATTTCGTCTAATATTTCATTTTTTATTGTCATATGGGAAAGTAGCTGGAAAAGCGCCAAAAGGTAAAAAACCATTAGGTTGATCGTCATAATCTTTAAATCTTAAAAGACAACCTTGCAAAGTTTTTGAACATTTATCTTCTTTCCATACGTCAGTATTCAAATCGGGTTGTTTATTAGTAACATTAGAAGAAATACAAACATAAAAAATTTTTTGTTTATTATTGGAAATTTGTATAAAGTTATTTTTCAGATCAGTTGGAACACTTGGTACAAAATCTAAATACACAAAATCACCAGCAGAATAAACTGTAGTTTTATTCCATCGTCCCTTAGATGTTAATTTTAATAAACCATAATTTCCGTTTTGAAAATTACCAGTGAAATCATTTTTACCTTTATAGAAAGATAGAAAAGTTTTATCATTTTCGTCGGCTATAGGAACTCCAACATCTTGACCTCCCCACACGTTAGAAAACCACCAAGAACTATTTAATCTACCACTATTTCTTCTTTCATAAGCAACCGCATTATCAAGTAAACCAACTTGAAAACCTTGGTTTATATTTGGTCCTTTATAATCTGGAGTGCTTCCATAATTACAACCATAACATCTATAGTTCCAAGAACAAGTGTCATTAGTTACTTTTCGACTTGGTACGTTTAAATTTTGAACATCAATTTTTGTAGCTAATTCTAGTTCAACATACTCTTTATTCTCTGATTTTTTTAGATTGATCAAAAACTTATCATAAGCAATATATGTTTTAAAAGAAGAAATGCCAAAAGGATTTACACCATCAGCAAAATTAGAAATATCTAAATCTTTGCCAAGAACTTTTTTCCTTATAAATTGTTTACCAATAAGATTATTTCTATCCTTTAAAATATATGATAAATAATTATTTATATTTGCAATTTTAAGAGTTGGTTTAGATTGTTTTCCATCAGATGAGCTTTGTAAATTCGATAATTCAGAAGGAATAAAATAATAATTTTGATCTTGAAAGATTATATCTTTTGAAAAATTCTTTGACCCATGAAATCGCAAATAACCTTCTGTAGATTCTAATTCTAATTCATAAAGATCAAAAACAACATAATTATTAAGTTTAAAAAATGTATTCATATTATGATTTTCCAGCTAAATTGAAAATATTCGGCAATCTGAAATTATATAAGTTTGATTTTAAATTTATGCTCGTACAATTTGCTTCGCCAGTAAATAAACTCAAATAATTATCTACATAATAAGCGTATGCCGAATTTAATTCTGTATTCGACAACAAACGGTTATAAAAAGTTACATCAAAATAATTTATACCAATAGTTGCATTTCTATTAATTAATTTTAAAGTAGTACCTTTTAAATTAGTAATAAGATCTGTAATTCCAATATATCGACTTATTACTTCCCTGTTTATAGAAAGAGTATAATTTTGGTTGACTCGTCTTATTTGTAAAATAAAAGGTCTATATAATGAAGCTGATTTTATTTTTAATATAGAAACATTACTACCAGTTGTAGTAATATCTGTAGCTCCTAATTTAAAAGTATTTGGTGTTACATGACTAACAGTATATATATTTTTGTCTTCAGAGTATGGAGAAGAAGAATCGTAACTCTTTAATGGGTTAGGTAAAGTATCTGCAAAAAAAGCTATTCTATCATTATTTGCTAAATCATGATTTGTAGATGTTGTAAATACGTTTGTACTTATATTAACATTTGAAATTTGTTTTTTAATATATAACTGTTGAGAAATTGTACCACCAAAGCCATTCTCTCTTGATCGATCAATTGAATTCGATAAAGATTTATTTTTATAAAAAAAAGATAATTTTTCTTTTACATATCTACCTCTTTGTAAATCAGGAAAAATTCGTATATTAAATTGATCACTTGTTATATTATTTGGACTGGTAGACGAATACCAATCAAAAATAGAAGCATAAAAATTATCAGTAGATCCTGGATCATCAAAATCATCAAAACTACATATAAAAAATAAATCAAAATCACCAAATGTTACAGTATCAGTAAAAGAATATTGTAAATTTTGAGAATTTTTTAATTTTATGGCTTTATAAGATGAAGAGCCTAAGCTCTGATAATTAGATAAAGGTATACCTCCACTATTAGTTAAAGTTTTGGTGGTTGTTGTATCGGTCCAATTTCCATTTGAAGTATCGATTCCATCATTTGAAAATCTAAAAACAAAATCAGACGGTAAACTTTTATTGTAAATACTAAAATTCACACTAGAATTTGATAAAGAATCAATTAAAAATCCTGGTTGTCTATTGTTTAAATCTTTATTGAAAGGATACCATCTAATAATTTTCTTAAGAATTGTATAATTAATTTCTCCCAACCTTTCCGATAATGGGCCGCCAGATAGACTTGAACGCGGAAAAAAAGCGTTTCCTAATATTTCATCGGTATAAGTTAAATAAGCTGACCCAACTTCACCTTCGATCAAAATAGGGCTATTTATAGTATATGCTTCAGCATAATACCTTAAAAAATCTCCTGTATCTACATTTACATATGTCCGACTTTGGTTTCCATAATAAATAATATAGTACCAATATTTTCTATTTCTACCTGTATCTACAAAATACCCTTTTGGATAATTTCCATTGAAAGGAATGATACCCCATCTCAATTTTGAATTTCTATCAATTGTATCAGAGAAATAAAAAGAACGAGTATAATTATATAAATAAGCAAACCCCCCTTTTCCTCCTCCTGAACCAGAGCCAAATTTAGGGCGGCATACGATACCGTCTCCTAACATCGTAGTATCATTTATATTAGGTAATTGACTATATATATTATATTTGAAATCTGTTCTTGTACCAATCGTACCTCCTAGATCAGTTTTAGCTTTTAAAGTTAAACAAGGACCACCATTAGTTGTATCAGAATAAGCTTTTAATGGGTCATTTGGAGTAGTATTGTTATTGTTTTGTGATCTACTTAAAAGACTAGACGCATCTTCAAGAATCGGCCAATGCCCATTAAATGTAATTCCCATTCCTTCTCCCATTCCTTCTGTATAATAAACATTTGTACCTACACCATACGCACCTGCTATTTCAGTATTTAATGGCACATATATATTTATAAAAGTACTAGCATCTCCCGATAAACCCATAAAAGTTCCATCTAAAACTATTGCTCCTTTACTTGTATCAACAGATTCGAATAATGATTTTTCTGGTAAATAAACATTTATACCAGAATAAGCTGAGAAATCATTACTGTTTCCATTAGCTACAATGAGTTTATTATATAAATCATAACTATAATTATACCTAGTAGCAACAGTCTCAGTAAAATCAAAAGCTTTTTTTGCTATTTTTATATTATTTGGAGCGCCAGAATATCCTAAGAACACATCTTCAGAAACAGCATCAACTTGAGAATTAACTTTAGTTGCATATATGGAAACTCCAGTGTTATTATTTGTCAAACTATATAAACGCGCATAATAATCTTGACCGGCAGCTAAATCAGTATATAAATCTTTATTTAAAACAAATTGTATATCATTATCACTAAATCCATAATAAGTAGAAAATTTTGGATTTAAATTGGTATTTTCTACTATATTAAAATCTTTTGAATACGCAAGATCTGTGAAAGTTGCATTCTTATGCAAATCTAATCTATAACCAGTAATAAAATAATTACGCAAATTAACACCTGAAATACCTGTAGGATGTTTCCAATAAAAATCATATTGTACATTTTTAGAATCTCCAACGACTCTAAACGATCTAGGATTTCCACCAGTTATATTTATTAATTTAGAACCAGTTATATAAATATTTATATCACCACTAGGATCTACAGAACCATCTTCGACAGAAGTTGAGGAAATAGTTAAAGTTGTGATTTCATCAACTACAGCACTTGTTAAAGTTGGTTTATAAAAAATATCAATCGAATCATAATCAGAAGCTCCAATCAATAAAGAATTATTAGATAAGCTAAAATTTGTAGAATTAGAATTATTTATATTATATAAAACTTCTCCATTTCCACTATTGTATATAGTGAGAGGATAATGAATACCAAAACCAGTCAAACAATTGCCTATATTTTTACCTGTTAAATTTGTATAACTCATAATCCTAAAGTTGTATTAAAATATATATCTGATGATAGATAACCTTTAAATTCTAAAAATTTAACAGTTATATCATGATTATCCCTAAATTTATAAGTATGATTCCATTGTGGACAATAAAAAGTCAATTGTTTATTGTAAGGTTGCGGCAAAGTAAATTCAAATAATTTAAAACCGCATTTATCATCTAAAAATTTCAAAATAGCAAAAGTCTCTTTATCAGATCTGTTTGTAAAT